TTACAGCCCCTCGTTGGCCTTAGCCAGCGCCGCCGCCGATATATTCATTGGCGGCTTTTCTGCCTTACGGCCCAGCACGTAACAGGCCACGGGATGGTCCCCGCCATCGACCGCCGACACCACAGCCACAATCCGCCAGCCTTCGGTCAACGCCTTGTTAACCTCGCTGATACTGAACAGCTCTTTGATCACGTCCACTTCATGTAACTGCATCGGTATTGCTCCTTGCGCTGAGTGAAGGCTGATTGTAGCCACGGCGGCGCTGGCCTGTAGAGACACAGGGACGCTCTGCGGGGACAGCGGCCGGGCTTGATGTTGACGTATCTGGCCCGACTGCTCCTTTTCACTTCGTTGAAACGATTTCTTTGACGTAGCCCTGGCAGGCCGCCAGAGCGATCAATCCTTGATCGCCGTCGCCGGTGATGGCGACAATTCGTTGAGCAGCCGCTGGGTCAAGTTCGGCTCGCGTGCCTCCATGAACCACGCCGCAGGTGCCGGCGGTGGCTGGCAACCTACCGCCACCACCCGAGGCGGCGGTATGGAGTAGGACTGACAGCCGGACATCAGCAGTAGCAAGCCGATCACGCAGGCGAGCCTGGTTCGCTTGTTCATCGCGCAATTCCTTGTAGTGGGTTTCGTCATTCGCCTGCAGGCGATCCTCCAGGGCCCGGCGGGCATCCTGCTGGGCTCCCTGCCAGTTGATCACCGCCGTGGCGGCCTGCTCGCGATCAGTGCTGTACGCCTCGGCCTGGTCAGCCAGATCCTTGCCGTAGGCGTTGGCCTGCCACGTCCAGGCCAACCAACCACCCAGGGCGAACCCCAGCACTAGGGCCAGGACTGGCAACAACCAGCCCGGGCCCTTCATGGCAGCACCTTCAACGCACGCTGATACAGCGCCTCGCGATCCGCCAAGCCGTTGGTCCCGCCATTAATGCGCTTGGTGATGGTGAGAAAGTCGCCCTTATCGGCAAGGCCGTTCAGGCCCGCACGCTGCCAGAACCAACCCGCTGACATCGCGGCATAGACCGGGTTTTCCAGCAGCTCCGGGATGTTGAGCAATCGAGCATCACTGAACAGAGCTTCGCTGCAGGCTTCGTAGTTGGCCCGGCCGGTGACTTGAATCAGCCCCCTGCCCCGGTACTTCTTGCCGTCGCCGTCCGCTTCGGGGGTGTTGCCCAAGCGCTTGGCCAGGCTGCCGGTGTCGTACTTGCTCAAGTACTGATCGCTACCCAGCTCGCGAACCCACTGCAACTGGCCGGACTCGTGGCCGATCTGCGCAATAAACGCCGCCATGCGCAGGCGGGTGACGATGCCGTACTTGCTCATAGCGGCGTTGAGAGCAGGAACAAAAACGCCGGCTTTAGCGCCGGCGTTGGGGAGGATCTGCAGCAGCTGCTGCGCGGTAATCGTCATGCCTGATATCTCCAGTGATGATGGGGGTTAAAGCTGCACAACCTTGAGCGGCTTGGTTTCTTTCTTTTTCTTGCCTTTGGCTTTCGCCTTGCCCTTCTTGCCGCCGTTGCATTCGACCGTGGTGCTCCACCCGGACTGGGTAAACACCTGCTCGACCGAGTCCACCAGGTACTCGCCATCGAGGCCGACCTTGAAGCCCAGGGCATTGATCATGCGTTCAGCGAATAGATCGGTTCGGCCCGGCATCTCCAGGCGCACACCGGCGGTGCTGCGGTTGAATGCCGCCAGACGCGCCTTAGCGGCCTGTTCGGCTGCGGACTTGTTCGGATAGATATGGCGGTCGGTGTGCACTGGCGGCAGGCCGTCCGGGGAGTCCTCGTTGCCCAGGTCGACGACCCGCAGCTTTCCGCTCTTCTTGTCCTGGTGCTTGGTTTGCACCGCCTTGTGGGTGCTCTTGTCACCCAGGCGGAACTGATAGCGGCTCACGTCGCGGCGGGTGATGGTGACAGTGCCAAGGTTCTTGCCACTGGCGCTTTGCCCGGCCTGCCGGGGCAGCACCAGCAACTTGCCGTCGGCCACCTTGGCCGTGCAGTCGTACTGTTTTGCCAGGCGGGTGATAAAGTTGAAGTCGGATTCATTGAGCTGGTCGACCCGGTGCACCTTGGTGGTGACCGTGCACACCGGCTGCCAGCCGTTGCGAGTCGCTACATCTCGCACGATTTGCTGTAGCGGGACGTTTTCCCAGCTACCGCTGCGGGTGGTCTTGCCACTGCCGCGCATGTCGCTGGCCTTGCCCCGGATCTCGATAGAGTCAGGCGGGCCCGTCACCACTACCTCGTCCACCATGTAGCGACCCAGGCGAGTCAGGGACTGACCGGCGTAACCCATGAACACTTCAATACTCGCGCCACGGCTGGGCAGCGCCACCGCACCGTCGCGGTCGTCGATGCGCAGCTCAAACTCGTCCGACTCCATGCCGGGCTTGTCCGAGGTGCGCAGGGTCAACAGCCGGTCATTGATCAGTGCGGTGATGTTCTTGCCGTCTGCAACGATTCGGAACGCAGGTTTCATTGCTCATGCTCCAGAAATGGAAAACCCCGCACATGGCGGGGTCTGTAGGTGACTCTGACAATCAATCCCAGAGCAGCACAGAGGAATCGGCCTGGCTCGGCAGATCCGGCAGTACGATCAGCAGCCCAGCCCGGAACGGCTGGGGCTCATCGGCCAGCCCCTGGTTTGCATCCAGCACCGCTTCGACACTGCCATTCAGGTGCCCGTAATACTGGTGACACAGGGTGTCGAGCAGATCCCCGTCAGACGTTCTGCATGTCGTCGCCATAGCTTACAAACTCCAGTGAAAAGCCCTGTTTACGCGGCACACCGCCTGCCAGCAGATGGCTCTGTTCTTCCTCAAGGCTGGTCAGACACCAGGTGCCCAGCACCTCGCCATAGCCCGTGGTCAGGCTCAGCGGCTGCAGGCGCCGCCCGATGCTACGCAGCTTCTGCAACTGACCCAGCCCACCCTTGAACCCTGGAAACACCGCGCCTTTGAGGGTGATCTTGTCGTCGCCCTGGCCCACCGCCTGCTGCGCGATACTGCGGGTCAGGCGCTCCTGGCCAGCCCAGCGGAACGCAGTCTGACGGCGTAGCTCTTCAAAGGCGGCCGTATCGAGGTTGAAGTAATACGGCTGCCCGCCAGTCTTCAGCGGGTGAATGATCAGCAGGTGCGGGAACGGCTTCACCGCCTCGGCGGCCGGAGTACCTAGGCCGCCGAACGATCCGGTTGAGAGAATGTTGCCCAGGGATGGGCTGATCTGCCCGCCGATCCGGTTGATAGCGGCGCCGGCCTTAGCGGTCTGCTCCTGCAACGTACCGAGCCGCTGCTGAATCTGCCCCACCGCCGACATGGCCTGGCTGTACTTGGCCGCCACCTCACCGACCACAGACTGCGCGGCGGTGATGCCGCGCAAGGTCCGCTGCAGCTTGGCGCCTATCTCAGGCCCCACAAACGGGATGTTCTCCAGCTCCGAGGCAGCACCGGTAATCTCGCTGATGGCTCCGTTCAGTGGGGTCAGCATGCCATCCGCACTGCTGCGGCCCGCCTCCCCCGCTTCAACTAGGGACTGAAACCCCGACTGCAGTTGTTCCATGTACGCCATAGCACCTCCTTAAACGTGTGGTTCATCCGACAGCTGACGAGCCGCAGCCTGGCGGCTGAACTCGTCGAACATCCGTCGCAGATGGGGTTCGATTTCCCGGGCCACCTGGGCCGGGTCCTTTACATTTCCTTGCACCGTGACCGGAATGGTCGGCGAGAAGGTGAATTGCTGGTCGACCTTGGGCACCTGCTTCGCAGGTTCGGGCGCCTTGAGCATTGCCGGCACAGCTGTCGACGGTGACGCTGCCCCCATGGAGCGCACCACCTGCCCCATCACCGGCGGCGTCTGCCCGGTCTTGAACGATTTCGCGATGTCGCCCAGGACCGGAGGAATGTCCTTGCCAGCGTTGACCATCATCAGTGGCCCCGCCGCCGGCATCCGCTTGAGCGAGTCGTCAGAACCAAACATCGCTTTGCCGGCATAGGAACCCAGGGCATCACCTCCCAGGTAACCGACAGTGCCCCCGATGGCGGCACCAATAGCCCCGCCAATAGCAGTGCCAAGCACTGGAACGACAGACCCAATGGCCGCACCGGCAGCCAACCCCATTTTTGTCCCGACCAAAGCACCCGCCAGACCGCCAGCCGCGCCGCCATAACCTTCGGCTTTTTCATCCCTGGTCTTGGCATTCTGATAGGTGTCTGCAGCCTTGAGGCCGGCACCCAGCACCGACAGGAAGGCCCCGCCTTTGACCACCGGTGCCAGCCCCTTGAACAGGGAACCTGTACCTTTAAATGCTGCCGAGCCTAAACCCACCGCGCCTTTTGCAACGGTCCCCACACCGCCCCGGCTAAAGACACTCCTGAGCGCCCGCCCGACACTACCAAGTCGGCCGCGCCCCGCCCTTCCTGCACGGGAGCCCCTGCCGCCTTTGCCTCCCTTCTTGTCCTTGCCACCATCGACGTCGTAGTCGCCACCGCCCAATCCACCTGCGTTGGTGACAAACACCCGCTGAATCACGTTCGGGTTGCCCATCAACGAACCCCGGGCCACATTGAGCAGGCCCTTGCCGATCTTGAAGGCGGACACCACGCTCTTCAGCGCGACCAGCCCTGCGCCCAGGGCGGTGATCCCCATCACCAGGGGCGGGGCTTTCTCCGCCAGCCCAGTCAGTGACCTGGCCACCGTGGTGATGTGCTTGGCTACCGCATCTGTTGCCGGCCGCAGAGCGTCCCCCACGGCCCGCATGCCGTCGTTCATCGCGTGAGCTGTTTCGGCCCACAGTTGCGAGGAGGTCTCGCGGCGCTCTGCCAGGTTCTTGTCGAGAATGCCACTGGCGCTCAGGGAGTCTTTCTTGAGCTGCTCGTACAGCTCCCGGTTCTGCGAGTACGCCGTCAACGCCGCCTTGACCTGCATGTCAGCGAACAAATCGCCGGTGCGCAGGGACTGCTCCAGGGCGTTGAGCATGGCCTTGGCTTTGACTGGGTCCGCTTCCTTGCTGATCTTCGCCTGGGCCTGCGCCATCTTCGCGGCCTTAGCCGGATCCGTGGCCTTGATGTACTTCATGGCCAGCTCGAAGCTCGACTCCAGGGTCGACTTTTTATTTTGAATCCCCGTGGCCATCGACGCCTGGTAGTCAATGCCCGCATCCTTGTACGCCTTGACCACTTCACTGGAACCGATTTTCTCCATCCAGTTCTTCAGGTTGTTGGCTGCCTCATCCGAGCCGCCGGCGGTCTTCATCTGCACCTGCAGCATCGAGCCCAACTGGCTCACCGCATCCATACCGGTGATTTCCATCTTGCCCATGGCCGCCAGCAGCTGCGGAAACCAGCGCGCCATGTCGGACGCCTCAAAGCTGCCCGCCTGACCCTGCATCGCGATGGCTTCCAGGGCCTTCTCCATGACCTTCGGGTCGCTGATCTTGGCGTTCTGCTCCAGCGCCTGGATCATTTTGGCGGTGTCCTCACCACCCGAGCCCTGGCCCACGGCGAACTTGGCCGCCACCGGCGCATAGGACAGCGCCTTGTCCAGCTCCATCCCCGCACCAACCAACTGATTCACCAGCTCGGCCACGTCGTTGCGGCCCATTCCAGTGTCTTGCGAGGTCTGAATGATGGTGCGGTTCAACTGGGCTTCTTGTGGCTTGTTCGCCACGTCGGCCTTGATTGCGATGTCGCGAATGATCGCCTGATAATCCGCGCTGATCTTGGTCGGAATGGCTACCGCCCCGACGCCGGCCACGGCCTGGCCAATGCTGGACTTTAGACCCTCCTTGCCCTGCTGGATTTGCTGGTGCCCCTTGAGCTGCAGATCCGCACCCCGGGCCACTCGACCGAGCGCCTGATATTCCTGGCGCAGCTTGTTGACCTGGATCCCTTGCTTCTGCAGGGCACTCAGATTGCCCTCTAGCTTGCGCAGCAATCTATCCGCCGAGGCGGCACCGGTTTCATGGGCCTTCCTCCACTCGTCACGAAGACGCATGGTTTCGCCGATGGTGCTCTTCAGCACCTTGGCCTTGTTGCCTTGTTCCTCCAGCTTCTTGATCCGGCCCTCAACCGTCTTGAAGGCGGCCCCTACCGTCGAACTGACGGCGCCACCGATCACCAGCCCTAACGCGATATTCCGTGCCATACGATCCACCTACGCCCGAGTTGATGGGCTCAGTCCGTGAGCCACCAGACCATGTCGGAAAACCTCATGGTCATGATTTCCTCGGCGGAGAAATGCAGCTCGCACGCGAGCCGCTTCGCCGCCATCTTCATCACCGCCGGGTCAAAGTTCGTCGTCTTGCACCAGGCGAAAATAGCCGGCCTGCAGGCGCTGGTAATCCTTGAGGGTCATGCCCTCCAGATCCTTGGCGCCGACCTCGGCCAGGCTGGAGAACAGCATGAGTTCGCGCTGTTCGTCGTCACTGCCGGCGGCAGTGTTGGCGGCGCGCACATCGCGCACGGTCGGTGTGCGCAGGGTGACCTTGTCGCAGACAACGCCATTCATCTCCACCGCCTTGGTGAGGGTCACGACCACGCTCTCGGCGCTCAGGGTCATCCAGGCCGGTGTCTTTTTCGCTACTTGAGTCATTGCTGTTTTCCTTACAGGCCAAGGGCCGAACGTTGCGCGGCGAGCTGGTCGACGCCGTTGATCACGCGCTTCATGCCCAGCGCATCGATCTCGTAGATGAGGCGGCCGTCGACCTCCAGCTTGTAGTAGGTCAAGGCCACGTTGTGCTTGATCTCGGCCTTGTCGCCCGCCTTCCAGTCGCCCATGTCGATCTCTTTCAGCATGCCGCGAAGGGTCACGATCACCGCCGTGGTCTTGCCCTTGAGGCCCTTGAAGGCACCACGGAACACACCGTTGAACGCGGTCCCGTCTGACAGACCGAACATGCGCAGCGACTCACGGCGCACGCCGGTGGTGGTGAAGCCGGCTTCTTGCTTCTCCATGCCCATGTCCAGTTCCACCGGCAGATCCATGCCGCCGGCCCGATGTTCCTCGGTCTTGAGGGTGAGCTTGGGCAGGGTCAGGCTCGGCACGTCGCCTTGAAAGCTGATGCCGTCGACAAACAAATTCATGTTCGCCAGGGTTTCGGGAATCATTGCCATTGCTGCGGCTCCTTAAGCGGCTTTATCGAGGACTTCGGTCAACCACTGGTTGGTGACCTCGACCCGGAAATTCGGGTTCTCGGCGGGCGGCACGTCGGTAAAGCGGATGTTCCAGTACACCTTGCCCTGCTCCAGCTGGCTGGCGGTGTTGAGTTCGGTGTCCGCGTAGACCTCGAAATTGATAATCGCGCCCTGGTTCTTCAGGTCGCGCATGAACGCCTGCAGACCCTCGGTCACGTCCTTGACGTAGGTCGCGGTGATCGAGCGGTCGACCGCCCACTTGTGCCCGTAGAGGATCGCGTCCATGACGATGTCCATGGTTCGCACCCGGGTGACGAACGCCCATTTCGGATCGCTCGAAAGCGTGCGGTTGCCCCACAGCCGAAAGCCCGCATCACGAATGATCGTAGTGATGTTGGCGTTGTTCAGCAGATTGGCCCGGCAAGTCTCGTCACCATCCAGAAACTCAATGGGGCGCGTGGTACCGGTGAGGCCGACAAACTCCTTGTTCGACGGCGAGGCCCAGAAGCCGTACTCGTTGTCGGTCCAAGCGAACAGTCCCGCCGCCCAGGCCGAGGCCGGCGCATCGACGGTCGCGCTCTCGCCGGTGTCCCAGTACTGAATGCCCGGGTCGACCAGATAGGCCCGCTTGGCGCCGAAGTTCTTGACGTACTCCATGGCCGCCTCGTCGGTGGTGTTGGGGCCATCGAGGATGGCCAGGCCCCGCAGCTTGTCGGCCAGGGCCACCAGGGCTGTGCCGACCGGCAGATTGGCGCTGTGCTTGGGGGTCACCAGCAACCGCGGCTGGGCGTTGAAACGGCTCTTGCCGTCCAGCAGCGCCTGCAGGCCGGTACGCTTGCCGCTGGCCAGCACCCCGCCGATGATCGCCGAGGTCTGCTGCGCAGCGTCCTGAACCTTGGCCACGCCGCACGCAACGATCACCGCCTTGGCTCGCTGGTAGATGGCCTTGCACGCCTTGGTGATGGCCGCGTCTGGGCCCCAGGCGGCAATGGCCTCGCGCTCGTTGGTGATCAGCAACAAGTCGTTGGCCTTGGCGCTGAAGTCGGGGCCTTCGGTGAAGGTGTCCACCAGACCGATGATCGAAGACGACGGCAGCGAGATAGTCCGCGTGCCGGTGTCCACATTGGTGACGGTAACGCCGTGAAAGAAACCACTCATGGATAAGCTCCAGACATGAAAAGGCCCCGGGTGAAGGGGGCTCGTAGGGATGATTGATTAGTAGGAAGCGGGAAAGAAAACGCCCCGACTGTGCGAGGCGTTATTGCGCTTGATCGGCGATCCAAGGGGGGGCCGCGGGACGTCTGGCTGCGTCAGGGAAAGCGTCTGACTGCGGCCAATCCCGAAGTGCCTGCAGATAGCCCAACAGCTCAGCAAGCTGCGCATCACTCAATGTCGTGGGTTTCTGCAGGTCCTGTTCGTCACGATGGCGCTCCCGTAACCACTTCACGTTGTCGACCTCACCGTTTCGCCAAGCGCGCTCAGCATCAGCCAGACGAATCGACCGGGCCTCTTCATCCAGTTCCCACCCCTTACCGGACCACGCGAAGTCCTCGCCTGGAGGGGCAAGGTGAGTGAAGCCCTCGGGCAGGTCGCCGAGGTCAAAATGCTGCACGGCACTGCCGTCGGCGGTCGAGTAGACCAGGCCGCGATAGTCAGGCTTCAACAGCCAGCCGTCGCCCACCAGGACGGCCGCCTGATGTTTGCCAGCGGCCGGAGGCTTCGCCTGCGTGGCATGCGCCGGGATCAGCAGAAAACTATCGTCTATCGGATCCAGCCGCGCTTCGCCCTCCCCCAGAAGCTCACCCGTTTCAGGGTGAACGTGGTAGATCGTGCGATCAATTGGCGTATCGGTTTGCATGTTCACCTCACTGTCAGTATTTGATGCACCAGAGCATCGCCACGTTGCGCATACGGGTTTCGCTGGCGACACGTACTGCCCCGTAACCCGCGAGGTCGACAGGCCCCAAGATCCGCGTAGTGCTGGTAGAGCTGCTTACGCCGTTGTTATGAGACAAGAACTCCCCCGATCCGCCGGACATACCGATGATCTGGTTGGTATTGGCATGACCGTGACCCTGCATCGCATCCAGCTCGATAGAGCCAAGCGCCCGTCCAGGGTTGATACCGCGCCCCAGGTCCAGCCCTCGGATTACTTCGCCGCGGATGTCAGGCAGATTGAACGTGGTGGAGCCATTGCCCCACCCGAACGCGCCATTGGTTGCCGCCAGCAGGGCAGGATAGTTGGCGCGTAACACTTGCGAGCCGTCGGCCACCAGCCAACCGGTCGGTGGCACTGTGGATGCAAAGGCCTGAATTGCGCCCACCATATTCGTGACCACCTCGATCCAGGGACCGAAAGCGTAGGAGCTACTGGCCCGGTGCCACTCGCGAGCGGTGATGTGTTCGCGGAAAGTCTGCTGAACAACTCCCGGCGTCCAAACTTCGTGGCGTACGATAGAGCCCTGAGGGTTTGCACCTGGTGGGCAGTTCAAACAGCCGGAAGTTGTACGAAACCACGATGTAATTTCACATTTCGTATTGAGATCATTTTCGGGGAAGTCAGGAGCTGCGCCGCCCAGGCCATAGGCTCCTATAGGTACCTTGGAACTTAACAGCTGATTAACTTGAAGTGCGGTATAGCTGTCGCTAATGCCGTAGCCACTCAGCGTGGTTGACTTCACTGCCTTTCCGGCCAATGCCAACAGCGTGTTCGCGGCAAACTGCGGGTCATTGTTGAGCGAAGCGGCGATTTTGCTCAGTTGATCCAGACTGACCGGAACAGGGCCTCGAAGTGCGCTGATCGCATCTGCGACTTTCTGGTTCGTCTCGGCCATCGTAAAGGCGTCAGCAATACCATGGCCGGCCAGCGTGGTCGGATTCTCGCCTCCGGACACAACACCCCGTGCGTCGATGGTGACCTTGCCATAGGTCCCCGCGGGCTTGTTCTTGGGCAGTACGGCGAAAATTGCGGCATCTACATACTCGCGAGTAGCAAGCACCACTGACGGGTCGATCTTCAGCACGATTTGCGCGGTGTTGGCCACAATGAAGTTCATGCGGATAACCTGGGTCTTGCCGGTACCCTGGGCCAACAGTGGCTTGAAGCTTGGCGCGCAGTTGGCCACCGCCACCAGATCACCGTCGGCATCAAATAGGCCGATCTCTCGAATCCAACGCCCCCCAACATCAGAGGGGATCACTTGTTCGGTGATGATCAGATTCGGGTTCGCCGAATCGGTCCGTACCTGGTTGACCGGAGCCCGGCGCCATTCGTTGATCAGCTTGGTCTGGGTCCGGCTTGGGATGGGGTCGGTGCCGCTGGCATCCCCTACCGCCATCTCCTTGAAGGTCCAGGGCACACCGAGTGCCGTGGCGTTGGCCTGTTTCGCTTCACCTACCGCCGTGAGGATGGCGAAGAACTGACTATTGGAATCGATCATGGGTACACGTCCAGGGTGTCTATTTCATCAATGCACACGACCTGGCCATAAAGGCCGGTCACTTCAATATCGCGAGGTGTCGGGGGATAAACATCGATCACTTCGCCCTGGTCCACATAGGCGCCGTAGCCGATCACCCCGGAGGTTTCCAGGCTGATGGCCAGGCCCGTCATATGACGACTGATCGGCTTAGCGTCGTCGATTAAGCGCGTGAGTTCGGCATACATCTCTTCGGTGATGCCGGTATCCAGCACGCCGACCTTGAGAGCAAAGGTGGCCGGCTCACCGGCGGGCACCGTCTGCCACCACTCGACCACCTCGATCAGGTAGCCCAGCGGCTCCACCACCCTGCGCAACGCACCGATGGTGCCCTTGCGGGCATGGATGAAGTGGGCCGCACGTATCGCGTTGCGCTTGACCGTCTCGGACCAGCGCGGGTCCCAGCGATCCACCGACCAGGCCCAGGCCAACTGGGGCAGCAGATGCACCGGACAGGTCGCGGGGTTGTACAGGGTGCGCAGCACAATCGACGTGTCGCCCGCGTTCGCTGCCTCAAGCGCCCGTTCCAGCGGCGTACTGTTGATCGGCAATAGGCTGGTCATGTCAGCCTCCCAGCGTGACGCTGTAGCCAGTGCAGTACGCCGCCTGGGCCTTGGTCGGGGCGATGTCATGCCACCCCGACAACTCGACCCGGGCCACGCAAGCCACATGCAGCTGGGCATCGATGGCCGAACGGGCCACCTCGATACCCAGGCGCCGGCGTGGGTTGACCCAGGCGGCCAGCTTGCGCTCAGCCTCGGCCAGGGCTGCGTCACTCTCTGGCCCTGGCCCCTTCATGTGCAGCACCGCATCGATGCGATACGGCAGCACCTGGGCACTCTGCACCGTGACCCGATCCCCCAGCGGCCGCACGTCCTCATCGTTGAGGGCTGCCGCGACTGTCGCCAGCAGCCCTGGAGAGGCCGCGCCGTCGCCTTCCAGACTCAGCACCGTGACCGTCACGCAGGCCGGCAAGGGGCTTTCGGCCTCGGCATCCGCCACCAGGGCCGAGGCGTTGCGGGCATGCAGGATGTAGCTATTCCGCGGGCCCGCCGTGCTCAGTCCTTCGTAGGCCAACTGGACACGCTCGCGCAGAGCATCGTCGGCTTCCTTGACCTCCTCCACCGGTGGTACCGCTTGCGAGTCACCGACCTGGATCACCAGGCGCTGCAAGTTCACGTTGGCCGCCAGGTGATCCAGGTCCGCACCTTTGGCGTGGGCCAGCAACAGCGCCTTGGCAGCATCATTAATCCGGGCCCGCAGTTGCATATCGCCGTAGGCCGACAGTTCCAGCTGCTTGGTGACCGGGTCGCTCTCAAGGTCGGCGGTCCAGTTCTCCCCCATCGCCAGTCGAAACAGTGCCAACTTGCGCTGGTACAGATCTTCATAGTCCAGGGGCTCCAGCACCAGCGGCGCCGGCAGCGCCGACAAGTCCAGAATGCTCATGCCGTTACCTCCAATATCGCGCTATCCCCCAGGTACTGGCCCACCAGCTGAAAGCTGATCTGGCCACCTACCACCGCCACCACCTGCACCCGCTCCAGCTTAAAGCGTGGCTCCCAGCGCAGCAGCGCCCGGGCCACCTCGGCCTGGACGGCGCTTTTCCAGCCTCCGGTGACGGGCAAGTCGACGTAGCGGCGCAGGTCGCTGCCGTACTCCGGACGCATCCGCCGGCTGCCCAGCGGCGTGGTCAGGATGTCCTCGATGGACTGCCGCACATGCTCAAGGCCCGACAGCGGCTGGCCCGTTCGGCGATCCATTCCGATCATCGCTTCACTCCTGCGCTTGCAAATCCGGATGCGAGCGCAGGTAGTCCAGCGCAACCAGGTCCCCCGCATCGGCCGTGACATGGCCTTGCTTCACCACCAGTTGCCGGCCGTCCGGCAGGACCAGCACACGGGAGGTATAGAGGGTGTCGCGGAACACTGCAGGGCCAGCACTGCCCGATTCGTCGGTGAGTCTCTTGGGGGTGGACATGCTTTTCTCCAGGTACAAAAAAGCCGCTTTAAGCGGCTCGGGTTGAGTAACAGTTGCAGGGAAATCATTGCGGCGGCGCCGTTGCCCCAGGGCCCGGCAGCACGCCCAGGTGGGTATGGGTCGATCCAACATTCACCCCGTTGTGCTTCAAGCTCGCGCCGTTGATTTGTACTTCGCCATTCAAGGTGATCTGCCCGGTCAGCGTGATGGTGTCGGCCTTACCTGTAATGCTGCTATCCGTCACCACCGCCGAGCTGCCGCCGACCTGAATGGTCACCGTGCCACCGGGCAGGCTGATGGTGTAGCTCTTGGCCTGCCAGTCGTAGACCAGCGAGCCGCCATCGTCGAAGCGCCAGACCTCGACGTGGTCACGGTTATCCGGCTGCGCACCGGCGTTGCCGTACAGACCAGGGACGAAGGTGCCTTGTGCTGGCTCGCCACTGGGGCTGATCAAGGCCCCCTGCTCACCCAGGCTCGGTGCTCGCCAGTGCCGGGCCTTGCCGGCGGCCTGGCTGTGCCAGCGGACCCAGGCGCTGGTCCAGCCGGCGCCGTCAGACACCCGCACCGTCCCACCAGCGAGATCTACACCGACCACACTGCATGGGATGATCAGGCCCGCGATCATGCGGTCATGTGCAGCTGCAACGTAGCCGCTCATGGCTGGACCTCGACACGGACACCCGGGGCATCCTCTCCCAGGTTGAGTTCAAGCACACCCGCCGACTGATCCGGCCACGGCCATTCCTCTTTGCCGAGGTATATCCCCTGGGTCCATTCCACGACCCAGACCGCGTACCCATCCAGCTCTGGCCGGGTCCAGTCCTGGGCGGACCGCACAAACTCTGCAGCGGCCACCTCGACGCCCCAGGTCTGCATGCGCAACAGAACCGCAATCTGCGAAGCGACAAAAGCCGCTTGCTGCTGACACTGGGGCAGTTCAGACCCAACGATTACTCGCGCTTCAAAACGAGCCTCAAGCGCCGTTTCGCCGGTCATCTGATCGCTACCTGGCTCCAGCTCCACCAACTCAATCACCACCGCCGGGATCGCCACACGATCCAACAGATCGGGCATGACCGCTACATAAGCCAGCCCGGGAATGGCATCTCGAATATGTTGCTCTATCGCGCAGTACAACTGGTCAAGGCTGAAAGGTTCATCAGACACGTTTTCCACCTCGCAGATACTTCTGCAGCTCAAAGTTCAGTTCTTGTTCGAGGATTTCCAGCAGCCTTTCATCGGCACGCCTGACCCACTCATCAAAGATCGGCCGCACGTCATCCAGCGACACCTTGGCCTTGGCCAAAGGGAAGCGGTTGTCGTTCTCGTTGATGAAGCCAGAGCGCCGCTTTCCCTCCCGTGTTTCGGGGTAGTCGCTCGGGTCGTAGTGCTTGCTGCCAGTCCGAATCCAGATGTCGGCCTGACTGCCATAGACCTTCTTGAAGAAGGCCCCCTGATAGCGCCGCCCCGCGACCGACACACCCGACCGATTCTGGCGGGCTCGACCTATCCGGCTCGACTCAATCGGGTTGATGCCGAACCAGAGCTTGCCCTGTCCGTTGCTGTTGATGGGGTAAGCCCGCAAACGCTGGCGAACAGCCCCAACCGCAATGCGCTCCTTGCTGCTGACAGCCCGGGCGATGTAGGTCCGCAACCAACGTAAGGTCTTGTTGATCGCCCGGCGCTGGGCCGCTGCCGCTGCCTTGGGCACCACGGCCGCAAAGTCCTTGAACGCCTGCATATCGACGGCCGAGGGCTGCAGCGTGATCATGCCTTCGCTGGCCGATTGCCGTGCGTAGCTGCCGATGCTCATGGATTGATCCTCAGAATGAGACTGACCAGGCCATCGCCTCCTGGCTCAATCAGAACCAAGGTGTACAGACCACCTCCATCGTGCGCGGGCAGATCGATGCGCACCTGCTGACGTACCTCTACCCCCTCGGCATCCGATACACGGATCACCAGATGTGGCTCGCGCAGGCCCGTATTCATCTTGCCGAGCTTGGGTTGCAGCCAAGGCGCCGAGAACATCCCCAGCACCTCGCGGCCTTCGATATAGGCCGTATCCCCCAGCGCCTCAAACACCGCATCGTCGACATCGGTAACCAGATCGCGAATGCCCACAGCTACATCTCCAGCAGGATCTGCGCCAATGGCCGCGTGCACAGGTGCAGCGGGTTCGACTGCGCTTCGCCGGCCATGCCCTTGCCGAACGGCATCGGCTCGATCTTGCTGTAGTACGGCAGGCCCTCGGTGTTGACCGTCTCCATGTAGTCGGCCGGGGCAAACACCGAGATGTACAGATCCGGTACGCCCTCGGGGATCAGCAGCGCCTTGTCATCATGAACAAAAGAAACCCCAGCAACCTTGCCGCGATAGCGCTCCCAAACGATGCCGCCGAACTCGAAGCTCTCGCGGGCATCCCCCCGCAGTGCTGCCGCCTGCTGAGTGTTGACGAAGGTTTCTTTGACCTTCGCGTGGGCGATCAATTTGGGCCAGAAGTTCTTGCCACAGAAAGCCCGTGCTCCGGTGCTGGTGATACTGCCCAATGCGTCCTCCTGCAAGTCCAGGGCCTCGCCGCATTTAACGCGGATTTCAGTGGCAGGGTCGTTGAGCCCCATCGGCATCCTCTTACGACTCACCCCAAAGGTCTTGTAGATATCCAGCAGCACCGTCTTGCCATCGGCATCGAGGATCTGACCATTCAAGGCGCCCATACGTTGGAACTCGTGAGTAACATCCAACTGTCGACGGCACTTGGCCAGCCGCTTGTTAACCACATCCTGAACCGACTGCAGCTCGCTGCGGGTGCCGAAAGCACGAATGCCCTGGATCTCATCGGCCTTGATAGCGAAGCGCTGCGGCAAGTGCACGGTGTTGAACGGGATCAGGTTGCGCTTGCTACCACTGACCACTAGGCCCGAGGTGCCACGCTCGCCAGCAGGGACCAGGGCGATGGTGTCGCCATCCTTCTCGATCTGCACCGTAAGGGTGGTAATGCCCTCCTCCTGGAACAGGCCCAGGCTGCTGATACGACCCGGGAGATACTCCTGATCGTTGATTGCCGCAGTCAGCGAGGAAACAGAAAACGCATCGTCGTTAAAGATCTCAATGTCAGCCATGAAGCTATCTCCAGAAAGCAAAAAACCCGCAAAGGCGGGCTCGGTAAAAGAGGATGAATCGCCCTAGCGGACGAACACAAAATGAGTGGCCAGGGCCTTCTCGGCGGCTGGGTCCAGGCCGGTCAGGTGCGCTTCGCTGACCTCGGCCAAACGCACCACGGCTCGACCACGGCGGACCACATCCGACTCGCCCAAGGGGCCATAGAGGATGGCCTGAGCGTTTTCGCTGCCGTCTTCGGCGGTCGGGCTGTAGGGGGCAAACTCACCGGTAGCCACTACAAGTCCTAGGATTTGCCCCGGCTCCAAGGCTGGGCCCGCCGCCACGTTGATGGCTTCGCGGGAAATGGTGCCGGCCCCTTCGGACAAGAGGAATTCACCCGCGTGCATCGGTTCACGTTGAATGGTCATGGTCTAGCTCCTTTTGCGGATGGGTTTCGTGCGGCCTGGCGAGCGGCCCAGATAGAGGGCTGATCAATCTGTTTGGCCTGAACTTTGGGAGGTGGGTCTGCTTCGAGCGGCAGGCTGTTGTCGATCTCGAAACCCTTGCCGCTGCCCACCAACTTGTCGAACAGGCGCGCCCGCACGGCGCCAGCATCCAGACCGGCCGCCACATACTCGGCACTGAACTCAGGCAAACGGGCCGCCACGCACAAGTCGTTGATGGCTTTGGCCCGGGTCAAACCCGCCTGGACAACGGCCTCGCTTTCCAGCTGGGTGGATTTCAACAGCGGCTCGATCAGGTTGCTGATACCGGCAGCCGTGCAGCGTTGGGTGACCAGCAGCGCAAGCTGCGCGGCATCCACCACCGGAGCCGGCTCTGGCGGATCGGCTGGCACCTGCGGATCTGGCTGCGGCGCTTCATCCAATTGAGCCAGCAGCTCAGCCGGAGCGTTGTGAAAGCGTTGCAGCGCCGCGCCCTGGCCCAAGCAAGCTTTGACCGTGACACCGTCGCCCACCTCGTCCGCCAGGCCCAGGGCGACGGCTTCATTCGCCGTCAGCCACGTTTCGGCATCAACGAGGCGCCGTAGCTCCTCCTCATCGATGTCCGGTGCCTTGGACTTATAAGCGGCGATGATGGCTTCCATGGTCTGGTCGAGTACCTGGGCCACCTTGCGAAAGTCCTCGGCATCGCCCGAGGCGTAAGTCCAGGGGTTGTGAATCATCAGCATGGCATTGGCCGCGATCACCACCCGGTGAGCGCCGCACACTGCCACGCTGGCAGCACTGGCGGCCAGGGCGTCGATACGGCCGGTGCAGCGCTCCCCCAACCGCGACAGCGCATTGTGAATGGCCAGGCCGTCGAACAGGTCGCCGCCGATGCTGTTAAACGCGGCGATCACCGGAGACGCCCCGTCGTCCAGGGCTCGCAGATCCTGCACAAACTGATTGGCCGTCACGCCCCAGGTGCCGATCTCGCCATACACGAAGACTTCAATGCTGCGCTGTTCGGCTTCGCCGCTGGCCCGCAGGGTGTACCAGGATTGGTCCTTGACCGGCACCAGCTTGCCGGCCTTGTCGTAAACGCGCACCTGCGCTTTCTTGCTCATGGTTGCTCCTTGTCGTCGACAGGATCGACGACTTCGTGAGTTCTGTAGTTGAGTTTTAGGCGCTCGGCCCTTTCCTGATCCGCCGCGTTCTCGGCGTCGACCGTTTCCGCGTCGTAACCCGTGCGCAGCACCATCTCGCTACGCGAGGCAAAGCCGGCCTGCACTTCCATGCGTCGGGCTTGAACGTCCTGCACTGGCTGGATGTAGGCCCAGCCTTGAGGCACCCAACGGGTACGCAGGTAATCACGGCGCCGTTGCGCGTAGTCCTCCAGCTGCAGCGCCCCCGAAAGCACGGCCATATCCATCCAGGCCGCCCGGACTGGGCGGCACAGCTGGTGCACGTAAACGCCGAACTGCAATTGCTCAAGGCGGCGCCGAAACTCGTTGAGCACCACCCGCAGCGCCCGGTCGTTGATCTCGCGCATGTCGCCCGTGAGGATCTCGTAGGGCGTGCCGGTACCCGCTGCGGCAGCCATCAGTTGCTGCCGCATGAAGTCGGGGTAGTTGTTACCCGCGTCCGGCGGCTTGGAAAACTCGACCTCCTCACCCGGTCCCAGCTCCTGCATCGTGCCCGGTTCCAGCGCCACCATCGGCGTGAAACCATCACGGTCCGCCATCAACGGCTTGCCAGTGACTGGATCTCGCGGTGCCTGCCCCGTCTCGGGCGTCGGCCGCGAGATGAAACCGGCGAACAGGTTCGCCACCTCCTGCCGGAACAACACCGCATCGTCGTAGTTGTCGAGGCTGCGCAGGCGCTTGAGCACCGGCGACAAACGCGGAACACCGCGCAACTGGCCCGGCTCTATCGGTTCAAAGATGTGCAGCACCTGGGACGCTGGCACCCGTACCAGCTGGTTGTAACCGCCGTTCAACGACGAGGAGTCCCCCGGGTGCGAGCGATACATCCAGTACGCCACCCGCTTGCCCATGGCGTTGAACTCGATCCCCGCTCGAATGACATTACCGTCGCGGGTGCTTTCAAACTTGTCATGGGGCACGAACTCCGGCGCCAGCAGTTGCAATTGCAGCGGCACCGCCAAGCCTTCATTCAGACTGCGAGGACGCAGGCGTACAAAGCACTCGCCCGACGTCTCGACCGTTCGAGCCGCCAGGGCCTGCAGGCCATAGAAGTCGGTCAACTCATCGGCGTCCGACTCATCCACCCAGTCCTCCCACAGCTCCTGCAGCAGCTTGCGCAAGTCGTGGTCATCCGTCCGTGGCCTGGGATTGATTCCGGTGCCGATCAGGTTGCTGACCCGCTTGTCGATCACGTTGAACGCATACGGGTCGTTGCGCACCGCCGCCCGGGAGCGCGAGCGCAGGTTGCGCAAGGCCGGGGTGTTGATGGTATTGATGCCGTTGTCGGGGGCATCCCAGCCCGAGGAACGGCGCCCCTCTCCGGCGCCCTCGTAACTGGCCTTGATATTGGACGGCAGCAAGAAACCGTTACGGGTCAGCGTCGGAAAGTGGCGAGCCATTACAGTCCCTTGCCTCCATGGAATAGCCGGATCACGCGAGCGCGAGGTCCGGCGGCTGCACTCAAACTGCCCCGGATCTCCTCGCGAGCCCTGAGCAGTTCATCCACCGTGCGGTACTCCACGGTGCGGTCGCCATAGCGCACGGTTTTCTCACCGCGAGCGATAGCGCCCTCGATAGCAGCGAGATGACTATGAGTAAAAGACATGAAACGAACTCCAATGTACTAAATACAGGATGTAGTTAGCAGACGAGGTTTTGATTACTCTTGAGCATTACCTTCTCTGCAAAAGGCACCAAGATGGCAAAGAATATTGAGCAGTTTGATGAGTACACAGGACGCATATTTGCTCACCTTTACGAAAACTTCCCTGTACCAGTATCTTTAAGCCCCCGAAATTTCCTGGATTGTGGAAGCATTTCTATAAGCGCTGACGAGTATGTATATACAACTGACGAAGCCAAGATTTTTCTCGCGACTGCAAAATGGCTAGTGATGACAGGCTATATCCATTCCAAAGGCGAAAAAAAAAGCTACATCAGCGAAGCCGTCCTCACCGCTAAAGGTTTAGAGATTTTGAAGGCTACGCCCTCAAGCGTTGTGGGAGGTCCATCTCTAGGAGACAAGCTTGCTACTGCTGCGAAGGAAGAGGGCCGTGAAGCACTTCGCTCACTAGTTTCAGAGGCTCTTAGTCTCGGAGCACGATTAATAAGCCCACTTGTAGGGCTTTCCTCCTAATCAGCGCCTTTTCAAATATCCACTCCGTGATGTCCGGCGCTGTTCATTGCGTCCCACCGGCTCTAATTGAAGCGAAGATACTTCACTCTGCGCCGAGAGGTTTGCACTTAGCTCATTGGCTAAATCTCTTTCAGGAGCATGATTATTTTCTAACTTTGGAAAAAGCTCAGAATCGAACAAACCAGACTGGGCCATGGCCTGCCGAACGCGGTCCCAGTCAGATTCGAGATAGCGATTGATGCCCAGGTAATGTGCCATCGCCAGGCAGTACACCATCAGGTCGAGCGCCTCGTTTCGGTCGGCCTTACCCTTCACCCACTCGATGCGCTTGTGGCCTTTGACGTAACGCGCCACCTTGCTCTCGGCCACGCACTGGTCGAAGAACTCATCGGGCAAATCATTGGCAAAGTGCAAGGCACCCGGCCCGCTCTCGAAGGGATAGCGGTTATAGATCCAGTCCTTGGCGGTATCGGTACCGACAAACCACAGCTCGGCGCCGTTGCGTTCGGTCTGGCCCTTCCAGGTCACGTCCACCATCGACGGCCTCTGCGCAATCACCGGCCGGCCTGGCTTGCTCGCGCCCTTGATGGCGAAGACGTTGCGCCAACGACGTAGCCGACAGAACTGATAAACCTCATCTGTGTGATGCCCGCCCGAGTCGACGCCAGCGGCAAGGATCGCCAGACCGACGCCGCAGGGGTGCCGGTAACGCGCCTTGAGCTTCCCATCCAGCACCGCCCAGGTCTGTTCGTTCGCCGGGTCGCCCCAGATCACCTGGTGGTCTATCACCCAGCGCTCCATGCCGACACCGAAGCCCATCACCATCAGCTCCAGGCGGTTGGCCTGGACGTCGACAGCGGCGGTCAGCATCAGCACACCGGCCGGCATCGACCCGAGGCAGTAGCTCTCAAGACGTGCCCGGTCCCGCAGCACATGGGCCTTGGTCTGCTCTTGAGCGCTGTCCCACACCTTGGCAAGCCGGGTGTTGTAGAACACCTGCATCGGCTCCAGATCGCCCTTGGCCTGGGCTGTCTTGGCCTTCTCGAACTGCCGCGCCAGCGTGCGCCAGTCCATCCAGCCAGGTGGCGAGTACAAGGCGTTGAGGTGGAAACCTACCGTTTCGCCATCACCCTGGGCATGCGAACGCCACTCACCCTGGGCCAGCATCCAACCCTTGTGATGCTCCTCGATCAGCACGTCACACTCGGGCCCGGCACACTGGTAATGCGCCATGGTGAAGTCCGCCGAGTACAGCAAGCGCTCCCACTCCAGCACCTGCCGATGCCCGCAATGCGGACAGGGCACGTAGTAGTAACGCTGGTCGCTGGACTCGAACAGATCGCTGATCCGCGAGGCCCCCTTGATCGTGGGCGAGCTGGAGAAATAGAACTTGGCGTTGCGGCCGAAGGTACTGCCCCGGGTTTCCGCCAGCTCGATGGGATCGCCCTCCTCGCCGACGTCTACTTCCCAACGGTCCACCTCATCACCGTACACATAGCGCGCCGACAGCTCCGCCAAGTTGGCCGCAGACCCCGCCGTCGTCACGTACAGCGACCCGCCTTCAAACTCCTTGGTGTCCATGGTGTTGCGCGAGTCCCGCGAGCGGCTGGACGCCACCCGCTCGCGCAGCACAGGCGTGGCCTTGATCGTCTTGCCGATCCGTGAAGACACCCGTTTGGCCAGGCCCAGGCTGGGCAGCAACGTCAGGATGTTGGACGGCGCCATGTGGATCAGGCCGCCGATCCAGTTCAAGGCGATCTGGGTTTTCATCAACTGAGAGGCCACCATGGTGACCACGCGCTTGCAGGGGTGAGCCGGTGACAGGCAGCGCATGGGCTCCCGGGCATAAGGCGTCCGAGAGGTCCGGTACTGGCCCGGCTCTGCGGCACCGGTGTCGCGGGGGATGCGCATGTATTCATCGGCCCACTCATCAATCCACACATCTGGGTCAGGCTGCAGGCCACGAAAGTAGGCCTCGCGGTAAACCTCCGCGCCGTCAGGTCTGGCCAGGTTCATTGACTACCTCCCAGTTGGTTTCAAGGGTGTGGCCAAAGTCCTCCGCAGACATGCGACTGGCCTCTTCCAGCCGTGTGCGCAAGGCTGCCGTGAGGTGCCTTTCGATCTCCCAGGCGTCGGTCATCGCGGCAAGCTCAGGCGCGAGCTGCGGCGGCATACCCAACAGCGTGTCGCGCAGCATGCGGCCGGCGTTGTAGGCGCCGGACTGCACCGCTGTGACCTCCACGGTCGAGCCCTGGACCTTGTTAAATTCCGCCTCGGCCAGCTGTGCCAGATAGTACTCGCGGTGAGCGCGAGCCTTTTGAAAGTCTGGCTGCTTGCCCGGCGCGGTAGCCAATGGCTGCGGCGCAGCCGTGGAAGTCGGCTCGGCAAGTGGGGTGAGTAGGCTGTGAACATCGCGCTGGACACGTTCCTGTTGATGGCGAGCCGAGACAGCGGCCTTGCTCGGGTCTGCGGTTTCAGCAATGAGGGCTTGAGTGGCCAGGACATCGACCTTCTTGCCGTCCGGCGAAAGCACCAACCGGTTGTTGTCTTTCAGCCAGGTGATGTAGCTGGGCGACCTGCCGATGCGAGCCGCGAAGGCGCTCTTTGACAGGTAGGTTGGTTCTGTCATGAGCCCTCCTTTTTCAACGGCTTTTCAATCGAACCTTTCAATTTCAATGGATTGAATTTCAGTAAGCTGGCAGCCCTGCCGCTAACGAAGTCCCGCGGGTTCCCGACCCCGTGTCCTCGGGATGTTCCCAGGGTCCCCGGCGGGATTTTCGCGCCCCAGATCGGTGCAAAAAGCTGAAAGCCCCGTATTACGTGGCCTCCAGAGTACTACACCCTATCCTCGGGAACAGGCGGCACCTTGCACACCCCGATCCGCTTCGCCGCCCAACGCTCGTAAAGGCCAATGGCAACATCCGCTCCAGCCATCGCTGTCAGGCAGCCAAAGGCGCCCGCCGTCCACACCGACAAACCCGCACCAATCAGCAACATCATTGCCGCCATCCCGCAGGCGATGCAGGCACCGGACCGCAGCGCGAGACGTCGAACCAATGCCCAACCTCGCGCCCCTTCCTTGTCTGCTCGCCACATCTCGCCGGAGACGCCGCCCACCAGGGCCAGGACGATCACTAACCAGATCGGCATCTCTGCCAGTGCTTGTTGCTCGTTCGTCATCGCCTGCCCCTTAAACGCAAAAACCCGGCGCAAGGGCCGGGTTTGGTGTGTGGGTGCCTGCCGCTCTCTGCGGTCGCACCTATCGAAGATGACTACTTTTTACAGGTGGATTTTACTGGCAGCAACCCTGTTTTAACGCCACCCGGTGAATGTCGGGTGAACGCCTAGGCAATGTCGGCGAATATCTTTATTTCGGCTATCAGCGCCTTTGGCGCTGTCCTACCTGCCCCACTGATAGTGAATCAGGCAGGACAGCTACAGGCCCCGAAATACAAAGCTCTGCCCTACTGTCCTACTTCTATCTTTCCTTTCTCGCCTGTAAGAAGAAATTGAAAGGCACGCGTGCGCGCCCACGGCGCGTAATGTGTGCCCGCTGCGCTCATGTGTGCGCATGACGCGCTGAGAGGTTGGACAGTAGGACAGCCCACGAATGACAAGGCCCGCGCTTGTCCTGCTGCGTTAAAACGCAGTCGGACAAGGCGAGCCAGTAGGACAGCAGCAGACGCAGCCAGGGTAAGGCTCAAGCAGCCCTCCCCATGAGCAAGCCGTCGATGTACACGTGAGCCTCATGCAAACGCAGGTAGTACGTCCTGGCACTACAGCCGCAGTGCAGCATCTTCTGCGAAAGCAGGCTGTCGTGATTGCAGTAATGCTCCATCACCACCAGGGCCAGCTCGGGCGGCAGGTGTTTGTTGACGATCAGCTCGATATCGGCCGATTCATCCAGCAGCACCCGACTGCCACGGGTTCCCCGTATCAGATCGCCTTTGCACTCCATCAGCATGGCGATCATGTTACCGCCGCCTGCCGTGCCGATGGCCAGGGTCGTGGGCATGTGCAGATCCTGGGCCCAGAGTTTGAGCATCTCGTCGATTCGCTTAATCAAAGCAAGGCTCCTCCTCCATCGGCGCCACCTGCAATGCAGAGCCACGCCCCCAGTTGGTCGGCTTCTGATAGGCCCATGGGCGTATACCACTCTTCGCCAGTGCCGGCATACGCCTCTTGCGCCACCCCAGCCGATGCATGATCGCACCCACGCGCATCTGCTCCGGCTTCCCCCAGTGACTGGGATCGATCTTCAGAACCTCAGCCAGGATCTGACTGCCGGTGGTGGTCTCCCCCAGGTGCGACTCCTCCAACCACTTCAGAATTGGCACCTCCCATTCATCCACCACAAAGCGCTCTTCCTGCGCCTCGGCGAACAACGGCGCTTCGTCGCGGATCACCCACCAGATATCACCCGCCTGATAGCAGAACATCGCCTCGGCCCAGAGCTGGTCGCGGATCTGTCGCAGTTGCTCCAGGTCGACCTTGGTGCAGGACACGGGCCAATAACGCCGGTTGCCGGTGGCGTCCTTGAGGTATTCATCCTGGTTGGTGGTGCCCACGAAAACACACTGGCGTGGCACGTCCATCGTTCTGCGGCCGTAGCTCTCGCGGTAGGTGTCCACCGAGGCCGAGAAGAACTGCTTGGCCTTGGTCGATTCGGCTTTGTTGAAGCTGTCCAACTCGCCCAGTTCGATAATCCACTTGCCTCGGATCGCCTGGAACGCATCCTTGTCACCCAGGGTAAACGGCGTATCCATAAACCACGAACCGCCGAGAATGCTCATCGCCGTGGACTTACCGGCGCCCTGGGCGCCTTCCAGAATCATCACCGAGTCCGCCTTGCACCCCGGCGCCATCACCCGGCCCACCGCCGAAACCATCCAGCGCTTGCCGACCTTTGAGCTGTAGTCGGTCGGTTCCACGCCCATGATCTCGGTGAGCCAGGAGTCGAGCCGGGGCACGCGGTCCCACTCAAGGCCGCGCAGGTAATTGCGCACCGGGTGAAACGCCCGATAGTGCGCCACCACGCTCACCGCCTCGATCACGTTGCCGACCTTGACCCGCAGGTTGTACTGCTGCGCGAGCCACTTCATCACCAGCATGTCGTCGATGTCGGCCCAGTCGCCGGTGTCGCCGCCATAGGGCGGTACCCGAAGCTTGACGATCTTGGCGCTGAACGAACAGAAGCCAATCACACCGGCCCAGCGCTCATCGTTGCTCAGGATCAGTTCAACGTTCTGCATGTGCGCGATCAGCATGCCGCTGTCGCTGCGGGCCAACTGATCCCGCCAGCCGCCCGCGGCGGGTGGCCTGACCACAGCCAGCACCTGACGACGCACTGCCTCCAAACCTTCGGCGCAGTGCAGGTCGTTGAAGTCGGTCCACTTGATCTCCCGCTCGCCGGAAAAGATCGGCGCCACCACCTGGCCGCCGACCACCGTTGCCGCATTTTCAGCACGCTCTCTGCCGGGGTTCCAGGGCTCACCGTTGGCCCGCTTGGTCTTCCAGTCATCATCCCGACAAACGATGATCGGGCAACCGGCAAAACGCTCACGCATCGCCTTGCACACCGGCATGAGGTTGCCGGCATCAAAGGCGATGGCCACGGTCAGCGAAGTCGCCATATGCAGGCTGGCGCCGGTGGCGTAGCCCTCACACACCAGCACCGGCTCGCCGGGTTCAGGGTGCGGACCGATCAGGTGGAAAGCGCCCTCTTTCGACAAGCCATAGGGCCAATAGGACTTGTCGCGCCCGGTGTCTTCCTGCTTTTCGGGATAGATCACCTGCAAGCCGACAATCTGGTTATGCACGTTGTTCATAGGCACCAGGAACGCACCCGAGCGTGGCGCATAGCGCACCCCGAAGCCCACCACTTGCTTGCGGTCCAGGTAGGTGCTCTTGCCCTTCTCCGGCATACGCTTGAACAGCCCGGCGGCACGCTTTGCCGCACGACGCGCTGCATTGGCCGCCACTTCCGCCGCCCGGCGTTTCGCCTCTTCCTGCCGGGCGCGCATCACCTCACGCTCCTCAGCACTCATCCGCCCGGGTTTGACCTTGATCTTCTGCGTCACACCCGAACGCCAGTCGCCAAAGCTGCCGAAGATCAGGGTCTCACCCCTCTCGGTGTAGTGCTCATGCACCACGTACCAGCCGTTTTTCTCCTTGCCCTTATCCTGCGCCGTCTTGCAGCGAGTGAGTTTGCCGAACACCAACGGCTGCGCGGGGTCCAGGCCATAATCGGCGAACTGCCCCAAGACCTCATCAAGCATGGCGGGCCCTCCGCACATCATCGATCTCCTGACAGGTCACACACATGGTGCAACCCGGCTGCGCCAAGCGGCGCGCTTCGGGAATAGGACCGTCACAGTCTTCGCAGATGAGGAAGGAATGCGCCGCCAGCTCAGGTCTCAGCAACTGACGCGCCGCGAGCGCTTGATCAAGGCGCTCTTGCACCAGATCGTTGGCAAAATCCGCAAGGTCAGCCATGGTCCGCCCCCCGAGTGGTCTGGTTGACGTAACTGGCACGGTTAAACATGCCCAGCAGCCCCTGTATGCCGCGAAACACTTGCAGGCGGATTTCGGCCAGCTCGGCATCACTTACCACTCCATCGCCGATGCTCTTGGCCCAGGTGTCGGCCAGGTCGGCAACCTGACGGAAATACACCGCGATGCCCGTGGTCAGCGTCTCCGGCATGTCATTGGTGTAAGCCTCGGCCAACTCCTGCCAGATCGTGTCCCCTACCAAGGCATGCACCGCATCGAGAATGCGCCGGTCCTTGGTCAGCTCCAGAATCTCGCCGAACTCTTGAATGTTGATGCTGTGGCTAGGGTGGGTGGGAGACAGCTTGTGCTGCAGCGTGGTCGGGTTGCGGCCGGTGGTGGCAGCAATGGCAGCGGCGCCGCCGGGATAGTCCCGGGCAGCATGGTAAAGCGCGAGATCGAGCGGCAAAACTTCCCGCTTGGCCCGCTCAATGCAGTTCAGAGCAATACGGCTCATGGCATTAATCCTAAAAGTTGCCAGTGCCGCGCGACATGCAGTGGTGATACATTTGCCGCGTGGCTTGTAAGGGCCCAAACGCCGGCTAGGTCCGCAAGACCGACACCGGCACCGTGCCGAGGCGAACAATCCGTTGTTCACCTCTGGCGCAACAGCTGCCCAATCTGTGGTGGAAAAGGCAGCAACCCAAGGCTTCCGAGCCTTGAAAGCGCGGTTGAAGTAGACGTTTCTGCATGTGGTGTGCGCGCCTACCTAACCCGCGACCCAGCGACACTGTGGTGGTGTGTGCCGGGAGGAACTGGGCGACCCTTGGGTCGCCTTTTTTCTACCTACCTCAATTACCTGCCTCAATTACCCGCCAAAAAGCCTCCGAAAATCCATGAAACTAAGGTGCTTTCACACCTTCGCAATAGCCTTTTGAAGCGAATAAATGCGAAGGCTTTTCTGCGCTAAAACTCAGGTAGGTCCAAAGACAACATGCAGCATTACCTTACCTAAGGACGTAAAACTCAGCGCCCTAGGCTGGAGGCTAGCAATGCAAGCTCTACGATTTCTGTGGTTTACCCCCTGGAGCAGAAAATTAACCCAAAAGGTTACATAACACAATACCTACAAGGACATTCACCAGATAGGTTAATCACGACAGAATCTTTCCATGAAGATATCGAATACTCGCTTACAAAATTTCCGAAGAGTGCTAGCCGAGAGAAAGCTACGCCTTACTGACATAGCCGATCTCTTAGGAAAGGCACCCGCTCAGGTGAGCGCCTTTGGTGGGAAAAATCCAACCAAAGGCATCGGAGACCAAATTGCACGTGAAATAGAGAAAGCACTTAATCTCTACAACGGCTATTTAGATGTCCCTTATGGTTTCGACGAATTTAATAACGCTACTACTTTAAGTCATACCGGTCGTAAAATACCCATAATTAGTGCCACAGCAGCTAGCTCTTGGTACACAGCTGATAACGACTTCAAACTAAAAGACACTGATGATTGGATCAATGCGCCAGGACCTGTTGGCCCAAGAACCTTTGCCCTTCGAGTTGAAGGTATAAGCATGGAGCCAAAATTCATGGAGGGCGACAAAGTCGTTATAGACCCGTCTTTGGAGATATCCCCCGGGGATTATGTGGCAGCACAGCACATCAGAGACAACTTCATTGCTATAAAACAGTTAAAACAAGAAGGCCAAGACCAGTATCTTTTCGCTCTTAACCCTGACTGGCCAGAACGTATTATAAAAGTAACGCAAGATTGGAATATCTGTGGGCGAGCCTGCTGGAAAATCTCGAAACTATAGGAGCACCAACAACCAATAACAGCCTAATTACTCACATCTACTTTCTTTATTTTAGCTCGTTCACTATTTAAGCCAAGAACCTTAACTTTTTGCATCACTTCGCTATCCTTAGAAATAATCGCAAACTCGTCCTGCGGATCACCCTCCTTCAACCTGACCCCAACCACGCTCTCTCCGTAGACTGCCACTACTATATATTTTTGAGAATCCAACTCAAAATATGCCCACTGCTGTTTATTGTGTGCGTAAAACCTTCCTGCACCACAAACCATCCCTAGACCCAGAAGAATAATAAAACCATATGTAGTTATAAAATCTATAACGCCCTCTGGCTTCTGCGTTGTTGACGCAGACAACGCAACCTCTTCCTGAAGTTTCTCAAGCGCACCTTGCAGCCCCAGCTTTCTGTGATTCCAAGCAACTAATACGCCCCCTACAACCGTTATCGCTATAGAATAATATATAGCAAACTTATAATATGGATCAGCAAAACCCGACGCCAGAACGACCAACAAACCAAACATATAGAACGGTAGCATCGGGCGCAAAAAAAGACTTACCTTGCTCTTTGCACGAGCCACATTTACAAACTTTTCAAATACAAACCAACCAGAATATAAATAGACCCCACCTAGAATAGTGGAGGTTAACGTCATCCTCAAATCGACAACAATCAAAGACAACGGATAATTAAAGTATGCTGCATATCCATATTCGAACGCTATTGCCACTATGTAACCGACAACTGGCAATGCTGCAAGCAGCACACTTTCTTTTGTTATAAATTCTTTGTAGTCCATAACATCCTTGTAAACCCAAGTGAAGTGATTGATAAATTTATCTCACTGTTCAAGTAAATTCGAGAAAAATTCCTCAGCACCTACCAAGAACCTTCAGGGTAATCCGAGCTTGACAATTTAACCTTTGAGGTTAATTTTATCTCACTCTTCCACCACAGAGCGAGGTAGAACCATGCACACCAAAGCATCTCTGCACGTCCACCCAGCGGCTGCAGCCCCCCTCCGCATCTTCGAGATTCGCCGCTTGGCAAAAGAACTCGGATGCGCCTTTGTCCCATCCAAGGCGAAGCCTAAACACCACGTATCCCCTACCCCCCTCCCCCCCAACGGCGGAGGTAACGCGGCATGAGCACATTCAGAGTCGACAACCGCACGCTGCAGTTGCTCAAGGCCCAGGTCAACCTGAGCGAAACCTTCCACCACACCCTGCGCGATTCACCACAGCGCACGGCGTTGAAGCTTCGGCTGAAGGTTGATCGCAACCCGGCAGACACCACTTTTGTTGTCGAGGTCGGCAGCGAACGCCACACGCTGACCCTGGCCAACGACAAGAAAGCCCACCTGAAGCTGGCTGACTTCATCGAAGAAATCGCCAACGGCCCAATCGATCCTAACGCCGAGTTGGCTCCACCACGGCACGCCGAGCGCGTGTTCGGAGCCTTCAGCGCCCAACAGCGCGAACAGGTGTTTGGTGTGGTGTGCCTGGGTGGTTTCCTCGCTCTGGATCTCGGGTTTGAACTGCCGATTCGTCTGGCCGTGCACCGCACCCGAACGCGCAAGGGCGTCACCGTTATCCTGAGCATCGGCATCAAAAGCCCACGGACCAAGTGCTTCACCGTCTCGGGCAGCGACGTGCAGATGTACCAGGATGTCTGCGAATCCATCCTTCACTTGGCAGCGCAGGCGACTCCCGCCGCGCACGCTGCTTAGGAGGCCACCATGGATCGCAACCTCAAGGAAACGGCCCGGTACTTCGGCATCACACGACCGCTGCTGATCGGCCTGATGCAAGAGAAAGGCTTGCTCAACGCCGAGCGACTGCCAGCCTTTCCAACGCGCGACCGTGAGTACCTGGGAACCAAGGAAGGCAAATGGTTCCACCCGGAGCTGGGCCTGCAGTACAGCCAGTCAACGCGGGTTCGACAGGCCGGCATTCCCTGGCTCGCCGAGCAACTGGGCCTCGCCCTGCCCGCTATCCCGGCAGACCGCCGTGACGTGGCCTAGGGAGTACGCCCGCCAGATCATCGCCTTACGGACCAAAGAGGAGCGCAACGCTGCGCTCCTTGAGGTACCCGAGCATCTGCGCGAGCTGACCAAAGCCCACTGCCTGATCACCTGGAACCACCCGAAACGCCGCCAGCGCATGGAGAGCCAGCAAGCCAATGAGTAACGCCAACCAGACCCCGCTGCGCCTGATGCCAGCACCGGAAACCGCCACCGTCGAGCTGCTGTATCGCACCTTCGGCGACGTACTGATCCCGCTGGAAAAGATCCGCGTGCAGTACTTCCGCAACCTCAACGAACAGTCGTTCGCGGCCGAGATCAGCAGCGGCCGCATTCAACTGCCCGTCACCACCCTGGACAGCAGCCGCAAGGCGCCGAAGTACGCACACATCCGCCACGTTGCTGCACTGATCGACATCCGCGCATACCGGGCGGATGAAGAACACGCCAAGCAACAGCACGACACCAACGAGCACGATCAATAACCCAACGGCTGCCACCACCAGCCAAACCCACCGGAGCACACCACATGACCCACATACAGATCATTGCCCTGATCGGCCTGATACTCACCGTCGCCCTGCTCTACTGGGCCGGCTACCTGATTGGCCGAAGCAATGGCCGAGCAACCGGGATCGAGGAAGGCAAAGCCGTTGCCGAAGCGGACAACGCAAGAGCCCTGCGCGAGCTGACAACTGCCCTCAAGTTCGTGCGAGCCGATAACCAAAGGCTGGTTCAACTGCACAAGCACCTGCAGGACAGCCATACCCTCAAGCCAGCACACCGGCAGACCTTGCTGGCCATCGCGGATCTGCTGCGCATTGCCGCCGAGACATTCAGCGCCTTCAAGACCGGGAAAAAACTCGAAAGAGACTCGCGCTCGCTACGCGATCAAGCCCTGGCCATGGCCGCCCTAGTGGAGCCAGCAGCCAAGGAGGAAGCGGTATGAGCCAGCAGATGGATGGACCAGCCCGCTATCAGAAACCGGAGGAAAGCGGCATGCCGCACGCTCAGCCCACCGTCCGAACCATGACCGCTTTGCTCCGCAACGCCGCCAGCGTCGACGCGCAGAAAACAAAGAGCCTCTGCTGCGCAGCAGCAGGCATTACTGCCCTTGCCAGCAGCACCACCGAGGCGAGAACACCCCACGAAAAGCTGCGCGGGGCAGCCACACCTGGAGCAACGCTGAACGCTCAGAGTGGGCCGCTCGCGCAGCTTGTGGAGGGGTACAAGTACCGTCCAAATTCAAAGCTATTAAATAACCAAAAATCCATTTTTCTCGCAGAAATCCTCAAGAAAACCATGTGTTTTAGAGAGCACATGCGCAATAGGAGTGCTATCCCCCTTAATGCGAACCATCAAAATTTTCGAATACTGAACAAGAGGCTCTCCTGCTCTGGTGATACCTGCCCTGGCCGGCACAACCGACTCGAACAAAGGCACGTCAGTCCGCACGCTAGTGTCTGTGTGCTGATCATCAGCGAAGTGCTTGAAGGAGTTTGCTATTTCTCTGCACACACCAAACTCGGGACATTGTGTTTTCAAGCCAACTTGAAATCGCGTTTTCCCCTTGGTTTGAGAGGCCGAAGGTGCCGCCAGCAGCCATACGTCCCTTTGTTGCGGCGTTCCGGCGTGCCATATCCACTCGCAAAGATGAAAAGCCGTGATCGCAGCATTGATGGCGTGATAGCTCAAAGTCTCCACCGTATCGATGCTCTGAGAAAATTGAGCCTTTTGAAGTTGGTCGATCTCCCAATCAAGCTTTGCCAGCACATCGCTTACAGCTTTGATTTGGAACGTTCGAACGGTTTGAGGCGCAGTGGCACTACCGTTGGGGCTTCTAGTCGTCATAAAGATTTTTTCCCTTTTCAATTGCACACGACTCCTTCTCTGCCCGTTAAATCCGGAAGGCAAGTACTGCAGCGTGCATCATTGCGAGGCTACCGGTATGAGTAAAAGAACAGGGTCTATCGAATCTGTCGCGCTGCCAAGCGAAACACTCAACCAGGAGGAGCTCGTAGCCATTACGGGCTATCAGATCCCCTCCCGACAAATCCAGTGGCTGACCCGCAACGGCTGGGAGTACGTTCTGACCGGGGCCAGACGCCCCATCGTTGGTCGTATTTATGCCCGTCTCAAATTGGCGGGCGTAAAAGCCTCAACAACAAACGCCGTTGCCGAGACCTGGACCCTCGACCTGTCGAAGGTAGGCTGACATATGCGCCATAGAACGCTAGAAAATCGGGACCTGCCGCCTCGAATGCTCAGGCGTACCCGTAAAAGAAAGAGCGGCAAGATTTGGGTCGGGTACTACTACTGCGGGCGCAATGCCGATGGCAAGCGCGTCGAGATCCCACTGGGTAGCGACCTCGATGAGGCAAGGATCGAATGGGCCAGGCTAGAGCGCACTGCGCCGCCGAAACCTGCACACCTGATGGGAGCTCTCTTCGACAAGTACGAAGCGAAAATCATCCCCGGAAAAAAGCCACGGACTCAAAGCGACAACCTCAAGGAGCTCAAGCAATTGCGCAAAACCTTCGAAACCGCTCCCATCGATGCGATCACGCCTCAGATCGTGGCTCAGTACCGCGACGCCCGCACCGCCAAGGTGAGGGCCAATCGGGAAATTGCCCTGCTCTCCCACGTGTTCACCATCGCCAGAGAATGGGGCATGACTGATAAGGCCAACCCGTGCTTTGGTGTGCGCCGCAACAAGGAAACACCGAGGGACTATTACGCGGGCGATATCGTCTGGGACGCCGTATATTCCCAGGCAGCGCAGGAGCTCAGAGACGCCATGGATCTTGCATACCTCACGGGGCAGCGGCCCGCGGATGTGCTGAAGGCTGCGACCACAGACATGAGCGAGGGCTTTCTGCGGATTGGCCAGGGCAAGACCGAGAAACGCTTGCGAATTCTCCTGGAGGACGCTGGCAAACAATCAGACCTGGCGGTCTTCCTGGAGAAACTAAAGGAACGACGCACCATGAATCGCATCAAGACCTCGGTGCTCATCACCAACGCGTCAGGCTTGCGCATGAGCCAGCAGATGCTGCGCAATCGCTGGGATGAAGCCCGGGAAAAGGCCGCTATCAAGGCAGCTGCCAATGGAGATAACGCTCTGGCAACGAGCATCCGACAATTTCAGTTTCGTGACATACGGCCAAAAGCCGCCAGTGAGATAGCCCTGGAGCATGCCAGCAGACTGCTCGGCCACTCTTCCGAGGAGATCACCAAGAAGGTCTATCGACGCGTCGGAGAGATCGTAAAACCCACCAAATAAGGAGGTGAATACGAAACAACTGGAAAATTTCAAGCACACCTCCCCGTAGCTCATTGAGCTTCGGGGATAAGGAGGGAGCCACAACAGCAATCAAACAAACTTAAGCGAATAGTTATTAATATTCAAAAAATCACAAAATACAAATCTTAAGAAACCAAATCACACCAATTCATTATTATTACAAACCAACTTTTCAGATGCACTATATCAAACATGACTCTGAAGTGACGAAACATGTCCCAGTTGAATCCCTCTCATCAATTCCAATCCAGATAAAGCCTCCATATTTGCAGGCTCCACCTGCAGCCAAAAATTCAGCTTACCTATTACTGAGTCAATATAATAAGGATTACGTATTTTCTTTTTTGATGCGTGAGAAACATAACCATATTTCTTAATAAAGTGAAGCTCCATCTTCAATTCCCTCTTAAACTTCCTAGGAAGTGCTAGAGCATTACCGGACACTGACAAACCGGTGACAATTTTTTGATTCGCTCCAACCTGCAGCTTTGTTTTTTTATCGTTCACACGCAAACCGTACTGAACTATTATCTCACTCACTACACCTATCAACTTGTGAGGAATATAATTACCAGAAAAGGTTAGATCATCAGCATACCTAGTGAACCTCAAGCCATAAGCCTTGGCAAGTAACGAAATCCGCTCATCCAAACCTTTCAGCAATATATTCGTAAGATAAGGACTAGTTGCAGAGCCTTGAACTAATCTCCCTTCACAACAGCAAAGAGCCCCCAAATAAAACGAGACATTATCTGCATAACCGAGACTTAAAAAATAATTGATAACCCAGTTTATTGGAACAGATGGGAAAAAGTCCTTTAAATCCATCTTCATTAAGCACTTTGAGCCTAAATGCACGGATGCATTAGTAAAAATTGACCGTCCTGGTACAAAACCATGCGCAGCAGAATGCACAGGCTTATTAATTAAAACGTTCTTATATATCCAATCTTGACACATAAGCATAGAAGGGTATGGTGCGTGAATTTTACGCATACCACCAGAGCGCTTCTTTATTTGAAATGAATGATAAAACGCATGAGGAGCGTTAACCATCTTGCGCAATTCGTGCTGATCAACACCAATTAAAAGCGAAAGATGTTCAAATTCAAATATTACTGGAGAAGAAGTTTGATTTAGCTTCTTTATATATGGCAGATAAGACTCTACCAGATCACGTGAAATACCACGCCGCTCAAAATGTTTGAGCCAATCTTTAACGGATTTAGTCATAAAAACCTACAGAGGCTACCTTCTATACTTTAGCATGGCCAGATAATCTCCAGTGATAATTGCGCGAAGCGCAATTCTTGCTGGAGATTACTGCGTCAAAACGCGAAGCGTTTTGAAAGCATCATGCGTTCAGCACGCTTCACCGCTGGACGCATGATTCTTGGTTATCAGAAACCTGACCCGGGGAGCGACTACACTCCTACGTACTAGCCTCTGTAGGCGATGATAATTATACATAAAAAAATCAATCCGAAAAGATATTTTTGCTTAACAACTCTCGATTTGGAATATAGAACCCATCACCCGATAAGTGCGCCCCCATGAATCTAGAAGGGACTTCACGCCATTGTTTTTTTGAACTATTCATCCGAGGCAAATTATTTTCTATTAACTCCCTGCCAGCCGGCGTAAGTCTCGCCACCCCCTCTACCTCGACTATCAGAGAGGCACTCAAGAGCTTTGAATATCGCTCAAAAAACAAACTCAAACCAAATTTACTTCGCTTAAATATTGTAAAAGAGTCAAGAGCACCCGAAGAGAACAAAAGAATACGAAGTATCTGTAAATCCGTCAGCACCAAATGATGTGCATAAACATTTTCCATATTTATGCATCCCCCATAGCTCGAGTCAAAACAATTTTTCGTTCACTGCCATCAACTTTGAACGGCCACCAGAACACAGGAAACACACTATTAGGGGTATTAGAATTCTCTCGACAATAGGTTGCTTGTGCCTCATTGTACCCCATACTTGGCAATTTCCTGAGTTTCTCTCCAGCCATATACTCGGGAGAAAGTAACTCCTCTATAGCCAGCATTCGCTTTCTATGCTCAGCCGCAGTCAAAGAATCATAGAAATCATCAATACCTTTTTTTATTATTTTTTGAGTTGTAATTTTAACCCCTTCCCCAACAACTCGATCAAATCCAGCCTGAGTAGAAGCCAACACCTTAACCATAATATTATAATCAGCGATGCCAGAGCCTTCAAACTGAGCTTTAATTGTTTTAATACGACCAAGCACTGTTTGACCAGACCCAACAAAGTCATCTACAAGAATAATATTTTTTTGCTTCTTTGAATTGTATGTCTTCAACGCATGAGAATAGCGGTTAACAAGAGAGTATTGCCTCCAGCCATGCCCCTCCATTAGCGGCTTAAGATTATAAAGAATCTCCAGTGAACTATCCGCGTTCCAATCTGCACACATCGCCACCACCTGCGTACTTGCATCATCTATGCCGGGCTCTGAAACAATCTCAAGAGCCAGCTCTACCATATGCGCATGATGCATAGCAGTATCAACATAAAGAAACCTATCTAACAACTCGCAAATCAAATCTCTAGAAGCATCCTCAGAGCATTCGGAATATAAAATCTCATAAAGATCTTCAAGCTTAGATACTAGCCAAGGCTGTTTGAGAACTAACCCTGACAT